ATTGCAGATAATATCAACCAACTTGCAGAGAAAGAACGCATCATGCCGCTCAAACCGATACTCGATGACCTGTTCGGATGCAGGTCTATCATCGTTTGCCAGTCTGCGTATAATATGTTCACCAAGATCTTGTTCCAGATGGCAGGACCGACAGAGTTGGTCAACGCACAGAACCTGATGAAGTTGGTGAACATCGTACCGGATGTTGTTCCCGATGAGATGCAGGGCATCAAGATCAAGGGCGGCATAACATACCTGAACCTTATTATCTTTGCTACTGGATATGCGCACAGTGCAGTGACAGTCACTGCAAATCAGTACTTCATCCGAGCAGTCGAGTCTGAGCGGTTCAAGCCCTACTTCGGCAACGTGTTCGTGCATCAACCTCGTTCGCTGTCTGAGAGATCCGAGATCCACGACGATCACACCAAGCTGTAGATGCACATGGTGAGGACCTGAAGGATTGGCCGCCGAGGTCCGCTATGACTGCGGTGAGCCATTAGCGACATCGACAGTCACAATCAGATGTCGACATATTTTGATATAATGTATCAAAATCACTTAACGTATCGCACCAACATCTCCTGGATGGGATCGGTGTCTGTCCTTGGCATTATCTTGATGATATCGCCTGGCAGGTATCTGTAGTATCTGCAGATAGGATCTGTGTACAACAAGAAGCCCACCTTCAGTCGCAGCCGTTTGAAGTCGGCCAGCTCGTCGCCCACGAGCTTGCTGAACCTCGGCTGCAGATCATGATGGGATATGTTGTACGTCAACTCGTTGCAATAGAATATCTCTATCTTATGCTGCGATTGTGTCTCCAGCTTCTTGATGTTCGAGATGGGTTTGACCATGAACACGAACGTGATGCACTCAACGGTGTCATCCCAGATGAGCTGCTGGATATGCGGCTTCTTGATGTCCGCCGACTGATCCAGGACCAGCGCAACTGCCTGTTTGCCAGTGTCTGTGGTCGCCAGCAGATCATATGCCTTCGCCGGTCCTTCGGCCGATCCTTCGGTCGGTCCTTCGGTCTCTTGCAGCACCCAGCCGCGGTCGGTGTACATCTCGCGCAGAGTTTGTCGGATCATGTTTACTTAGCATAGGAAACTAATAAATCAATTTCAACATGGCGTTGCATCACTGCCTGAGTTGTCGTCGAGCCAGTTGCTGGTCACTGCGTTGCAAAATGAATTTAATATTTTAACCCTAATATCAAATACAATGAACGCAACTTCAGAGTCATTAGACGAGTTGAATCTTCTTATTGCAGAGATCGAAAGATGCTCTGTGTCTAGCGACGATACGTGTAAACACGACCGGATAACGAACAATATCTGCACTCTCTGCGGAGAGGAGCAGACCAACATCCCCAGTTGCAGTACGCCCAACACCGTCTACATACTGCAACATTCCACCGACAAGACCAAGAACATCATAGCATCGTTGAAGGATGACATCAAGAACCTGAACATCGATGACGATCTCCAGTTCCAGATCTTCGAGATGTACACGAAGATAACGCATGGCAACATCCACCGGTCGAACATGCGCAAGGGCATTCTGTGTGCCTGCATCATCACCGTCTTCAAGCAAAACGATAAAGTCATCGATGAAACGGAACTACTGGCGTTCTTCAATATCCGCAAGAATAAGCTATACAAGGGCATCCGGCATGTCAAGCTGGAACTGCCCGAAAGCAGGATCCTGCACAACGACTGCAAGTGGCATGTCCGCCTGTTGTGCAACACTCTCAAGATAGACCCCAAGCACTTCGACGACATCTATGCGCTCTACCTGAAGTCGAAGGCGCTAGATGCAGATGGGCAATACGAACACGGAGCGCTGTTCCAGAACCGGAACCCGAAGCTGATCGCATCGATCCTCATATACAAATGGCACATCGCTACTGCCAAGGAGGTCATGCCGATATCCCAGTACATCAAGCAGTGCAAGATCTCCAAATACATGTTCACCAACGTCATCAAGATGGTCCAGGGACCATATGCAAATTGAATTTAATACAAGTTCGTATCCAATATAAATGGAAGCTATTCTGAATGCACATCTCACACAGTTCATGCAAAAAGTGCAACGATTGATAGACGCCAAGCAGACGCCCGGCACCGACGCCAAGCAGACGCCCGGCACCGACGCCAAGCAGCAAAAGAAACAATCCTTATTGCAAACGTACAAACAGAGCGCCGATACCGCAACGGTGGCACCGTACCAGATCGACAAACACGCATCGCAACTAGATCCAGGACAGTATTATCTTCATGCTGAGACGCAGCTGCTGTTCGACGCCAAGATGGTGGTAGTTGCCGCTATGCAGGAGGATGTCATACGCCCTCTGACAGCAGCTGACATCAAGGCATGCAAGGAATGGAAGTTTGCGTACAAGCGCCCGGTAGACGATATCGTCGCAAAATTGAATGCGTATGCGGTTATCTAGCGTAAGTATGGCAAATCGATACTCCGAGTACATTATCTGCATAATAGTAGTAGTGCATGTTATTGGTTTACTGTATGGGCCGAGTCTGCCTTTGCTGGTGAACATTTTATTATTAAAATATAAAATTGAATACTAAATATTGCAATGAATATAAGACAGCGATAACCATGGCTGCATTCACAGCGAACCAATCGATCATGTATGATGCCTTCTACGACGATTTCATCTGCATAGATGAAGAAGTAGATACATTCATCATTGATGACGAGTATGAAGAACTCGAGTTCAGAACGATCAATGACATCGAACTCAACCCAACACCGACACTGTACGAGATAGTTCTGCAAGACAAACCAGTACGACGCCCCAAGCCGATCATAGTAGGCACATTCGACGAGGTTCCGGTCCCGATCACCTGGGCTAAGTTTAAGAACTACAGTACCTCGTATCAGATCATGCGTATAAACACCCGATCTGCATCCAAACCCAAGTCAGAGATGTGTAGATCTCTTGTGCAGCACAACCAGTGCAACAAGCAACACTGTAATGCGGCGCACAACTTCAAAACCAACATCCAAGTATGCAACCGACCGGACTGCGGCGTGATCAGGATCGGAGCCGATCTCTACGTTGCCGAGCCCATGACCGCATGCTACAAGAAGCACGAGAACGAATGCATCGAGAGCTACATACTGCGTTTGCAGTACAAGACGAAGATGAACAGCATGACCATCGACATCACGAAAGATGCACTCAAACAGCACCAGCGCATGCTCCTGTCCAACGCGAAGGAGTGTACCATCAAGGAGCTGACAACCAACATCATCGATGCCGACACTGTAGAAGAATAGACCATCGATCTCCGCTATGGCTGCATTTGAGCATTAGCGACATCGACACATCTAACATGCGTATTCGACACAGAGTATTGTTCTTCTTGCAGCTACTGTAGTTGAAATAGATCATCTGCTGTTAGCCTCTATGAGGATAACCCGCCTAGTTGCAAAGAAAATTGAATGTATAACTTAAACATTTAGTAATATTACTAAATGAGTACACAAACGAGTCTTGCGATGACTGAGTCAAATAACGTGCATCTGATGCATGCGGACGATACTCCGCATGCATCAGATGCATGCGGACGATACTCCGCATACAAATGCCTACATCTGCAAGGCACTCGGATCAACTACTAAGGAGCTAACGATTGAAGAGTTTGTTGCAGTGACACAATATCCAATCAATCCAATTATGTTTAGTCACTTCTGGCAGGTTATACTCAATGGGCGGTCTACCCATGTGGGTAGACCGCTTTTAGAGTATTTCGGATATGAAGGTGATGATTGGAAACAGAAGCAAAATTTTGTGTCTATGCTTAAGCGTACTAAAATTCCATATCAAGAACTAACATCCAAAGATGATCTCACTAGCTATCCCACCATTCAAGCTGAGATTGCTACTCTACCCAATGAAGGTGCAGTTGCTAGTTCTAAATGGCTTGTTATGGAACCGAATGATATTAAGGATGCTATTATGCAGCTCAAGACGAAGAATGGATATCTAATCCGCAAATACTACATCGATATGGAGGAGCTGGTTAGAACATACATATCCTATCAATCTATCTGCAAAGAACGAGAAGCTCAATGCAAAATAACATCACTCGAACAGACATTAGCAGAGATCAAACTCCAGAACAAGGCCATGATGAACAAGCTCGTGGACATTTCCGATCAGAATGATGAGCTGCTCGAGAAGAACGCAGATCTGGATGACAAGGTAGGCAAGGTGCATCTCAAGTTAGGCATCGCAGCTTACGACAGAGCACCGCTACCCAAGTCGGCTCGAAAACAAGAATGTTTCCTTTTGCTGAAGCTGAACGACCCTGAGGAGTACTGGGACTATTATACCATCAGAGCTCAACAACCTAGAGCGAATGCATCGCTGCGGTTCAAGCAGCAGATGTATCCGAATATGACAGTCCTGATCAACATGCCATGTCATCCGAACTCGAAGACACTCTACGTGCGCATCAAAGATGATCTGAATAACCAAGGCGTAGAGATCAATGGCAACAATCTTCGCATCATAGATGAGAATGCGATCACAGAAGAAGAGTTGGTGACGATGATGAAACGAGTGTACAGATCGCGGCTAGACATCGCCAACGAACCGATCGACGCGTAATTTGATATACTTATATCAAATTATCTCTGCAAAGAATAGTCACCCTACCCATGTGGGCAGAGTGACTATTTGCCGCCGATGTCGCTGGGCCCATGTGGGCCCGGCGCTATTTGCTGTCGATGTTGCTAATGCTAAACTGCAGCCATAGCCGACATCGACGATGAACACTCGAGTCCTCATCATGACAGCGACCGCACCAGATCTGATCAGCGTCGAGCAGTTGAAAAAGACGCTCCGCAGATCTGCGGAGCGTCGAGCAGATGAAATAGACGCCGCGGGAATTCCCGCGGCGTCTTTATGCAATCAAAGAGTGTAGTATCTTCTTGCTACTACAGTGACTATTTGGCATCGATGTCGCTAATGCCCAACTGCAGCCATAGCCGACATCGATGCAAATTGAATTAAGATTTGAAGCACTACATCAAATCATGGCGAACACGATAACTGTCACTGACGACATCACCAAGCTGCCAGTCGCATGCATGGTGTCCAAGTGTGCAGACAAGGCGCTAAATTGCTTCTGGGACAGGCATCCGATCGCAGGCCCCGTGATCAAGTGTCCGATCAGATACAAGCCCAAGCAGCTCATCAAGATGTATACAGACAGTATCAGCAATGAAAACTATACTATCAAGGAGAACTGCATCCAATCCGATCAGTCCAGCGACGACAAATACCTGTACATCGACAGTCACTACGAGACCATGGATGCGTTCTGTTCATTCTCTTGCTGCTTGGCGTGGATCCGGGCGATGAAGCATGACTACACATACAGTCAGTCGGAGATACTGCTCTACAAGATGTGGAATGAGCACAACACCAATACGCCTCTGCATCCTGCTCCGTCATGGCGCCTGCTGATACCGTACGGCGGCACCATGACTATCGATGAGTTCCGATCTTGTCGAGACGTAGTCCAGCTCAAGACGACGGTGCTGGACAACATGCATCTGTTCGAGAGCCACGCTGTCATCTAGAAATTTTTGCAAGAGATATAATAAATGTATGCAACTCTGGGAGACCTAGAAACATATACTGTCAAATATGAACGCGTCAAAGATACTGTCTGGCATGGTATCCTTGGTGACTTTAAATTGGTAATTGATAGACGCTCTAATGCATTCAATGCTACTCAGCTGGGGGAAGCAACCAACAAACCCCTAAGTGACTGGATGAACAGTGTCAGAACTAACAGCTTTATTGACTACTATATCCGTCTGAATCCTCATAGTAGCTACTATGAACTATCTGGACCTATCGCGGGCATGTACATGTGTAAGGACCTACTACTTTCCTTTGCAGCTTGGATCGGCCTTGACGTATACGACAAGTGCAGTCGTATCATCGCAGACTACGTTGCAAAGGGATACGATAAAGAGGATCCACCAGTTGCTGTCAGTGCACTCGACCCGGCTCTAGATGAATTCAGTGTACGTATCCAAAAGATGAAGGATGCACTTGCAAGTGGTAAATTATGCAAGGACCATGCTGAACAGTTACTCAATGAACATCTAGAGGTCACACGCACCAAAGAGAAGGTCACGCAGACACAAGACACCTACAGGAAGGTAATCGATGTGCTGATGAGGCTGCTGCTAGAGGAGTGAGTAGCAGAGAAAGTACATTCAACGTAGACAGCCATAAGGACTCGACTATGAGCTTCGCTCCATCATTTGATACATCCATATCAAATGATTCATGCCTGTTCCAGGCCCGATGTGCTTAACTTCGCATGCTCCTGTACATCTAATAGTCGGAGTACTGTTTGGTAATGGATTGCGTATGAAAATGAATACTTGATTGAAAGCATTGAAATACACCGTATATCTCATGCCGCCTTAAAGTTCATACCTACCATATTATTGCCATACCTAAGCGTACCCTGATGGGAGGCTAATGTGATCATACTTACCTGTCGTGGACACTCAGAAATGTTCACCAAAGACGAATAGAAGAAAGTCATGCTTCATGTAGAAGTATCAAATATGCCCAAACGATGGCTTCACATTGGATAGCACAAAGAGCGAAAGAGTACATACCCTCATGCAGAGGTATGCAACGAGATAGTCATAATACTGCCTTCACATGGAAGTATGCCTAACGGGCTATGTCTTCATTGGGGAAGTCATACATGCCTAATACTGGAATCGCCAGACGATACCTATTGCACATAATCCAGGCTATATGTGCTAGAGAGCTGATATGCTTAAGGTCAGTTTACTACAATCATAGCGACTTCGATAATATCCTCTTTGACAGATTTGGTGGTCTTCGGCCGTGATAACTATTTGCATCGGATATTTTATTTTTATGCTGCTTTGTTTTTAAGTATGATCGTAGCAATAATGATGATTATGATGATCACCACTGACACCACAATGGGCAGAACCCACTTGGTCGACTTGCCCTGGTTGCGATCGCGCTCCTCGCGCTCCTGGCGCTCCCGTTCCTGGCGCTCCTTCTCCTGGCGTTCGCGCTCCCGCTGCTCCTTCTCTTGGCGCTCCCGCTCGCGTTCCCGCTCGCGTTCCTGCTCGCGTTCCTGCTCGCGTTCCTTGTCTTTGTCTTTGTCTTCCTCGGTGAACGTCATGAAGTTGCAGTTGATGTTGTGTGTGTTATTTGCGATGACGTTGGTGTTGTTCTTGTTGAGGTCGTAGATGATCTTGCACATGTTCTTAGGGCAGTCTTTGGTGGTGTCAATAATGTGACTGGTCTGCAAATATTGGTTTGCAGAGCATGGTGCATACCAACATCCATCTGGGATCTCGTGCCCAGCCTTCGCATCGATGTACACGGGATCGCTCGCGCGGTTGTGGCAAGAACAGTCTTTGTTAGTTCCATTTGCTAAACAGTATTCGTCTATGATCAGATCGTTCGTAGCTGCATCCTGTTTGGATGCCCACTCTCTGCACTGCCTCCCCTCTTCATCCAGCGACTTGAGCCGCGAGCAGGATGTCATCGGATTGCCCTCAGTGTCTTTGGGACATTCATGCGATGTCTTGCTGCAGAAGGATTTCATGATCTTATCGATCCCTTCCTTGTTGTTCGGGTTCAGCTTCTCGAACTCGGTGATCTGTTCGATGGTCTCGATCTTGTTGACGTCATATGAACACTGGATCATGGGAGACTCCTTGTACCATGTCACCTCTATAAATGGATCGACAGTACCGGCATCATTCTTGCCGATACTGCATTGATCGGGGTTTGGTTCACTGCATTTACGCTGTCCTCCTCCAATGAAACATGATTGCCAATCATACGTCCAGTCAAGTGATTTTCCTCCAGTATCATTCTTACTATTGTAACAGGATGGACGATTGCTTCCGATATCACATGAACTGTCTGGCATATATGTCTTATATGGTACTGTTTGCTTGAGTGTCGTATACACCATGTTTGCAGAGCCGGGCTTGGACACCCAGTCATTCAGCGTAGTATTGCGGATGGCCGATGTAACGTACATTTATTATTTGACCTATGCTGCAAATAATATTAAAATTTGATTCTACCAATTAAATGAACTACATTGGCATGCTGAACGAGTACTGCCAGAAACAGAAGACACCGCTGCCAGTATACACAGATGAAGGCAGCTTGGGCAATCGCTTCCGAATGTACGTAACGGTCGTTGTATGCGACCAGGAGCTCGAGTTCCACGGGATCGGCCTGACGAAGAAGGAGGCCAAGTATAAATGTGCTCAGAAAGCATTTGAGCACATAACTGCAGATATGAACGCCACATCGCCGCCAGCACTGCCGCGCGACATCATCAAGACCTATCTGCATGCCATCGTAGATGGTCTGGAGCTCGACGATCTAGTCGACAAGATCAACGCGATGCGCGCCTAGCCGGTGGCCCTGACGTAGCTGCAAAGAGATATGATTGGTTAGGTCGATCTCGCTAATGCCTCATCGCAGCCATAACGGACATCGACCTAACTAATCATATCCCCTGCAGCTACTCATTTGAACGGCTGCATCACAATACGCCAACTACACCAGATCCGTCGAGAAGATCGCGTCCAGATCCGGCTTCTCAACGAAGTACTGTTTGATCATAAGCGCCATATTGTCCATCGCTTCAGTGATGCCTGTCTCACTGGCCACCTGTTCGTACTTGGCGCAGTATGCATCCAACACCTCGGGGTTGCTCGCCTCGAGCTGATCGCATTCGGCCTTCGCCTGCAGGATGACCTTCTTGATCTCTTGCAGCTTCTTCCGGTGCTCCACGAACACGAACAGGTTGTCCGACAGCTTCTTGCGTTTGAAGATGTAGTCGTCCAGCGGGTCGAGCTCTGCCTTGCGCTGCTCGGGCGTCTTGGCAACGTCTTCGAGCAGTTGCCGTTCCCGTTCCTTGATGTACTCGATCTCCTTCTTGTCCTTCTCAGTCGCATCTCTAACGAACGTAGAGATGGTCTTCTGTGCTTCGCATTGAATGTCTACCTCGTTTACATCCGACACGAACTTGGCGGTTTCCGTGGGAACCATGATCGGGAACGGGTATCCGACCCGAACATGCATGATCTTATTGAGCGAATCGACCTCTTTGATCAACTCGATGGCCTTCTGATTGGCGTCCTCTTCGTTTCCGTAGACGCCTCGGACCTTGGCAAACCCAAAGATCCCATCCTTATTCGGAACGGCATCTGGGTGCGGAATGAACGAGACGAGTCCGATGGTTTGGTTGTGAATGGAGGGATCGACGTACTTTCGATTAGCATGAGCGAACAGAACAGCTGGTTTGATATACATCTCTTTTGCTGCTATTTCCGTCTCTGCGTCTGTCAACGGACTTACTAGATGCGCATTTGCACTTGGGTTGAACATTTATTTAATCAGAAAATATCCAAAATAAATGGATGAAACTACTGCAAAAGAATCTACTGTCGAACCTGCTGTCGAACCCACCGTCATCGAACCCACCGTCATCGAACCCGCTGTCGAACCCGCTGTCGAACCCGCGGTCAGACCCACTTCCGTCCCCCCCGGCGCCGTCGGTGACGGGCGCTTCGGCG